ATAGTTTGATATTCTCTTTCTGCGCTATTTTGACCAGTTCTTACATATTGATAAGGTGGATCAGCATATATTATTTGATATTTTTTATTCGGCAGTTTCAGCATCTATAAACTCTCTTAGTTCCTCTGGAGTATATAAACAACGATTCCAGCAGTAAACATAATCTATTTCATACTCATCACTTTCTGATGTGTCTATTAAATCAAGAGCATAGCCACAACAAGGACAGTTATAATATCCTTCATCATCACTAGGATTGTTTTGCATCCAATTTTCTAGTAGATATTCGTCCATTAGTTAAGATCATCTTTAGGAGTTGTAACCACTTTGATGGTTGATAACAAATGATTCAGCTCCTGTTGTAGCTCCTCGTCTGATTTCTTATTTGTTACATCTTCTATCTTGTTAACTGTCTGATAACCTGTTCTGTCGAGCAAAGAATTGATAGCACCTAGCTTTACAGACTGTGTAGTTTTCTCATCTTCTACCAGTTTTATAAGTTTATCTATAGCCAAAGGTGCAGCATTAGCCATTAACTTCCTAGTATGCTCTGTAATCTCGTTAGATAGCTTGTTTTTAAGCTCATATCCCTGTTGTTCTGCAGTTTTAGGGCTATATCCTGCTTTTATTGCAGATGCCGTTGCATTTCCTGTCTGTGAGTAGTGTTCTATAAAAGCTTTTTGTTTGTCTGTCAATTGTCTACTTATCATATTAACCATTCTAACTCATTTATCTTGTATATGCAACAACAATGAACACCTTAACTTATGTTAATACATCAAAATACCCTACCACTGTGGGAACTAATCCATATATATATAGTCGACCAAGCCGTTTTGGTGTCCCCCCCCTGCAGATTTGCGAAGGTGTGAGTGTGGAAAACCATATTTTTTGTGAATCAGAAAATAAATTTTTGGATCAGAAAATAAATTTCTGGATCAACAACTAAATGTTTTATATTGAACTGTAGTAAAACTTCATTATTGTCTTAAATTTTTACAAGATTATTACGGCCGTTCATCTAAAGTTTTTATTTATCTTGTTTAGTAATAAATATAATAAGAATCTATCTTATATAATTATATCATACTAAAGTTTTATCAATGGAAAAAAAAATAAATAAATTATAAAATTAACTATTGCATTTATTTTAGAATTCATGTAATATTAAATAAAATAGCTTGGAGGTTATTATTATGGAAGATAGATTAAAAGAATATTTTAACAACATTGATAATATAGATAATTTATTTGATTTGTTGGAAGAGTGGTCCGTTGCTGTTGGTCCTAAAGAATTAGAGGATCAAGAAACGGGATTTAATGACGATAGATTAAAAGAATTTTATAAACTATTGTATTCGTTAAAAGCAGAAATAAAAGTAAACGGAGGTTTAGAATGATAAAAGATAAAAAATTAATTGAAACTACAATATCAAGCTTACAATATATGCTTGATTCAGAAGATGATTTTATACCATTTGACGAAGCAACAAATGATTATATGAATGTTTTTGCTATTGATTTAGAAGACGATGATATTTTATGGGGAGACGGCGACTCATGTATTTTAAAAAATATTGTTATAATGTCACGACATATTTTAGATAGTAGTGATTCTGTAATCTTGAATGAAATATTACAAGATACGGACAATAGTTTATTAAGGGAATATATGGAGGTAAGAAATGATTAGAGATGAAGACAAATGCCACGAACTTCGTAAATATTTGCTGGAAGATGATTGTCCAGCATTTGCGAATATGGAATGGTTTTTAAATTATATAGATGTAGAAGGGATCATAGATGATTTTGAAACTTGTATTAATGAAGATTTTAAAAACGGCAATTTTGAAACTAAAGAAAGATTGTTAGAGTATTGGACGAAAGACGGAGAAATAAGTACGGAAACTTTAAGCCATTTTATGAAATTATTAGAAGGTAAAATAAATATAATATTAAGAGATAAATTTAAATATAAACTTTATAAGGAGGTTAAACCCGTTGACTAAATACGAAGAGTTAAGAAACAAAATTTTAAAACTTTATAAAATCGATCTAAATGATCAGTCAGTTTTTAGAATTGGCATTATAAAATATTATTATAATTTAGAAGAAATTGTAAAGTTAGACGATTATATTAAGGAGGTTGTATTAAATGAACGATAATATAAAAAAGGAATTAGAAGAGGCGAAAGCTAAAATAAAATATTTAGAATATCAAATAGATGTTTTTTTGGATTATGTGAGAAGTAAAGACCTTGATGAAATAAACGATATTATCGATAGTTGGGACGGAGAAAAATTATATGATCCTGCAGATTATCACGAAAATTAATTTAAGAGTTGATTTTATAATTAACTTAGTTAATATATACTATAGGAGGAAGATAAATGTTAACAGTTAAATTTTATAGAATAGTTAAAAATGGAATTAAAACAAAAAAACCATTTTATGAAGTGTCATTTACTGATGACAATTGGGAAGCTGAAGAGATCGTAGGGGGTAAAATCCCTTATAATGTTTATGGTATGGCTGGATCATGTATGGAGGATGATTTAATAAACCATGAATATAGAAATTGCAATTATGTTATGGAGGTAATTAAACAATGATACAACAAGTATATGAAAGTGAATTTATAGATACATTAACAAGGGATGAATATGCTAGTTTTACATATAACGGAGCTAGTGCTTTATATGAATATCTAACGGAGTTAGAGGAAGATATAGGCCAGATTGAATTTGACCATGTTGCCATTAGGTGTGATTATTCAGAATATAAGACACTTGATGAGATCTTGAACCAATACGATAACATAAATACCCTTGATGATTTAAGGGATAATACAACTGTTATCGAATTCGACGAAGGTTTTATAATACAAAATTTTTAAATGGAGGATAGACAATGCAAGATAATAAAACACAACACTTAACACTTTATGCTGATCCAGGCCATGCTTGGTTGAAGGTGTCTTTATGGGATTTAAAACAATTAAAAATTGAAGATAAGATCACAAGCTGGTCGTATAGAGATCCCAATGGAAAAGATATATATTTAGAAGAGGATGTTGATATGGGGACATATTTAACCACCTTAAAAAAACATGGTTTAGATTATGTTATATGGGAAGATGTTACAGACAATCAATCAATAATTAGAACTTATAGAAATTATTAAGAGGAGGATAGACAATGAATGACGATATACAAATTAGTTATAAATTTGATTTTGTAGCTAGATCAAGTGTCAACGGAATAGAAAAAGATTTTTTTCTATATCATGATGAGATCTTAGACGATCTAGTTAAGAATCAAATTATAATAGCGATTAATGAAGCTATTCAAAAAGAACTAGACAAAAAAAATGGAGGAAAATAATAATGAGTAAACATGAAAACGATTCATTTATTGAATCAAGGGCTGAGCAGTACATGGAAGAAGGCTATGATTTTAAAGATTCATGGATTATGGCCTGTGAAGATCTGGAGCATGAGCAATACAGTCATGAGCCAGATTGGCATGAATACGATATCGAGGGAGATCTTGATGATGAGTAAATATTATATACAAGTAGAAACAACGGAAGGCATAGAAATTCAATGGTATGACACAATATATGATTGGGTTGATATGTTAAATGAATATGCAATTAATGACATGGGAGTTTATGCCTATGGGATCAAGGGAGGTGATAAATATGAATGTAAGTGATGAAGAGAATAGAAAAAAATATGATGAGTATTTAAAAACTCGTAAGTTAATAAGACAAGAAGTTGATAGACAAATTAAAGAAATGGATATCAACGAGATCTTAGCTGAACTTGAAAGATTGATGATTAAGGAAACAACTGACGAATGGATGTGTGAGCATTTATTAGAGTACGGAACGGACGAGCAGAAAGTAAGATTAAAAATTGATTATGGATGGGAGTTATTATGATTAAACAAAGATCAGTATTTGAAAAAGAATATTACGGGGATATTGAGGGAACGACTAGTTACCTTAGTAACGAGCCAGATTATTTTGGAGTATCTGGAATAAGGCCTAGATTAATAAAGTATGAATATCGATTAGAAGATCTTCGAAAGGTTGAAGATGGGATTGACATGCTTAATAATCGTTTAAGGATCTATAAAAGACTTTTAAATAAATTTATACAAGCTAGGCCAAACTTTACAAAAAAAGAACTAGCCACTTATCTTGGCATATCTGAGCATTATGCAGATGTAGTTATCAATGACTATAAAAAGCTAACATTAGGATTAAAGATAAAAGAATGTATCGAGATGAAAGGCAAGTGTGAATTTGAGGTGGAATTATGATAGAAGAAAAACATTTAACTAACATGATCCAGGAGATAGTTAAACCAAAAGATACTATTTTTTATGTGATCAAAAGAATATCTAATAGTGGGCAATATAAACACATTGCTTTCTATTACTTACAGATCAATGATGATAATTTTAGTGAGGGTGAAACTAGGATTACACCTATTAACATAAGTGGACAAGTAGCAATAGCAACAGGTTTTAAGTATGAAAGAAAAACTGAGTGTGTTGGAGTTACTATGAATCTTGAAGATCCAGCACCTAATCTTATATCACAATTATCATATCTGATGTTCGAAGATTATAATCTAATTAATAGTTGTCAATTGTAATGCCAGAACTTAGAGATTATCAAAGATCAGCTATTGATAAGATTCGTAATTACTTTGCAAAAGGTAAAAAGAATGTCTTGTTAGTCGCTCCAACTGGATCGGGTAAGACTGTTATTGCCTCTTCTATGATTGATCAAGCACTTAGTAAGGGCAAGTCATGCCTATTTGTAGCTCATAGAAGAGAACTTGTTATGCAATGCTCCAGAAAATTAGCTGACTTTAGAGTTAATCATGGTGTATTGATGGCAAATAAGAGTGAAACGGAAGAAGCAAAGGCACAAGTTGCCAGTGTCCAGACTTTTACGGCACGGAAAGATAGAGATGATTTTGTTAAACCACAAGCAGACCTTGTCATACTTGATGAGGCACATAGATCAGTATCTAATTCTTTTCAAGAACTTATCAATGAGTATCCTAATGCTTATGTCGTTGGCCTTACAGCTACACCATGCAGATCAGATGGTCGTGGACTTGGCAACATCTATGATGAACTTGTTGAGGCTGCTTCTATACAAGAACTAATTGATCAAGGTTATCTTGTACCAAATAGAATACTAGCACCAACAGTACCAGATCTTAAAGGCATAAAAATAGTTGCTGGTGATTACGAAAAAAGATCCTTAGATAAGAAAATGAATACACCTAAACTTGTTGGTGATATTATTACACATTGGCAACTGCATGGGGAAGATAGGCCTACTGTTGTCTTTGCTTCATCTATAAATCATAGTCAACAGATCGCAAGGATGTTTAATAATTTTGGTATAGCTGCTGGACACATAGACGGAGTTATGCCTGAACTTGAAAGGGAACAACAACTAAACGATCTTGATACAGGCAAAATAAAGGTCTTATGCAACTGTCAAGTATTAACAGAAGGATGGGATCAACCAAAGGTATCATGTGTCATTATAGCAAGACCAACAAGATCTTATGTTATGTATCTACAAATGGTAGGAAGGTCGCTGCGACCAGCACCAAATAAAAAAGATACACTAATCATAGACCATAGTGGCTCTGTATATCAGCATGGGTTTCCAGAAGATACACCAGCATGGATACTTACAGAAGATAAGATTGATCTTGTACCAAAAGAGGAGCAACCAATAGATAAACAACCATTTACTTGTATCAAATGTGATACAGTTTACAAACCAACAAAGGATAACCCTGAGTGTCCTAACTGTGCATTTGTACCAACAAAAAAAGAAACTGAGTTGTTGATCAAAGAAGGTAGACTTGTTGAACTAAAGAAAGAAAAGACTGAGCCAACAGCTATAGAGAAACAGATCTTCTACTCTCAGCTTAAACATTATGGTAAGTCAAAAGGTTTTAAACCTGGCTGGGCTGACTGGACTTTTAAAGAAAAGTATGGTCATTTCCCACATACAAAGAAGATAGGACTAAAACCACCTACGGAAGAGGTAAAAAATTTTATAAAACATTTGCTAATTAAGAAAGCAAAAAGGAGAGAAAAATATGTCAGAGCAACTACAGGAATTCAAGATCCACAAAATGAGGGAAGCGATTGATAAGTATGCTGAAGCACTAGCAGAACATACATTTTTAGAGCATAATCGTAAGGTAGTGTTAGCTAGATTGATGAAAAAGTATATGGTACAATCTAATGGTAAGGTACAAAGTGTTAATGCTCAAGAGAGAGAGGCACTTACTGATCCTGAATATACAGAATATTTAAAGCAGTTAAGAGAAGCAGAAAGGTTAAAGATCTTTTGGCAATCACAATGGACTGTCTTTAAAACAGATTTTGAAATGTGGAAAACAAAAAGTATTGGACAAACAGTAGAGATGAAATCATATGGCACATAAATTTACTGTATCTAAATACGAATGTTGGTGGGAAGATGCTGCAAGTTATGCAGATTGGAAACCACGAGAGGAAGCTGTAGAAGATCAACTTAGTATATGCTTTACAGAAGGTTATCTAATTCACAAAGATGATGATAGACATATCTTCGTAATGTCATTTACAAGTGATGATGTTGGTGATGAAATTGTAATACCTACAAGAAACATAAAGTTAATTAGAAAAATAGGTACAAAAACATTTGATACAAGAGATTTCGACTATGGCTCGTACAAAAACTAAAAAGGAAAAAGATCACATGGACAAGGTAGCTAGACTTGGCTGCATTATATGCAGAAAGGAAGGTAACCCTCTTG